AGTGGACGTAAACGCACCATAGATTCAGGCAAGTACACGATAGTTCAAGATATTACTAAGGCATAGAGATTGTTATGGATCAAAAAATTGATATCGAAGAGATGGAATCCGGTGATCTCTATAAATCAGAGTCTCGTTTAGCTAAGTGGGATAACGCTCCTACTATTAAGGATCTCAAACAGGATCTCCAAGAAGCTAAACCTGCTCACGATAGCCACAGTAATGACGTAGCTACTTGGTTAGATAACCTTAATGTTACTGGCTCAGCTAAAGTAAACACGCCAGATGGACGCAGTAAGATTGTCCCTAAGCTTATTCGTAAGCAAGCTGAGTGGCGTTATGCTTCACTATCTGAACCATTCTTGTCTACAGATGACGTATTCAACGTAGAGCCCATTACTTGGGAAGATACTCAATCTGCTCAACAGAATGAACTTATCCTAAATAACCAGTTTAATACTAAGTTAGGCAAAGTTAAGTTCATTGATGATTTTGTACGTACAGCAGTCGATGAAGGTACTGCTATTGTTCGTGTTGGTTGGGACTATGAAGAAGAAATTATTGAAGTAGAAGCTCCAGTATTTGAATACATACCTGTAAACGATCCCCAGGTAGCTCAACAGCATCAACAGATTCATGCTCTTATGGAGCAGAATCCAGCTGAATATAATCAGCTGCCTGAAGAAATCCGTACATCTCACGAAATCCTTATGGAACAAGGACAGCTTGTTGTACCTCAACAAGTAGGTATGGAAACTCGTGAAGAAGTAGTAGTACTTAAGAACCAACCTACAGTAGAAGTTTGTGATTACCGTAACGTAATGATCGACCCTACTTGTGAAGGTAACTTAGATAAAGCCAACTTTGTTATCTACAGCTTTGAAACATCTCTTTCAGAACTTAAGAAAGATGGTAAGTACTCTAACCTCGATAAAATCAAAGTAACTAACTCTTCAGTACTTGCAGAACCAGATCATGCTTCTCAAGACGACAGTTCGTTTAACTTTAAAGATAAACCTCGTCAGAAGTTTGTAGCATATGAATACTGGGGCTACTGGGATATTGATGGTTCTGGTGTAGTTAAACCTATCGTAGCTACCTTTGTAGGTGAAACGATTATCCGAATGGAAGAAAACCCATTCCCAGACCAGAAACTGCCATTTGTATTGGTTCAATACTTACCTAAGCGTAAGTCTATTTACGGTGAACCTGATGGTGCATTGCTAGAAGATAACCAGAAAATTGCAGGTGCAGTAACTCGTGGCATGATTGATGTTATGGGTCGTTCTGCTAATGGTCAAATGGCAGTACGCAAAGATGCACTGGACCTTACTAACAAACGTAAGTTTGATAAAGGACTAGATTACGAGTTCAACGCTAACGTTGATCCTCGTCAAGCATTCTACATGCATACTTATCCAGAGATTCCTCAGTCAGCACAATTTATGCTGCAGCTTCAAAACATGGAAGCAGAATCCCTTACTGGTGTTAAAGCATTTACTAGCGGTATTAGCGGTCAAGCACTGGGCAATACAGCAACAGGTATACGTAGTGCTCTAGACGCAACAAGTAAACGTGAACTGGCAATACTTCGGAGATTGGCAGAAGGCATTATCCAGATTGGTCGTAAGATCATCGCAATGAATGCAGAGTTCCTATCTGATGTAGAAACAGTTCGCGTAACTAATTCGCAGTTTATAGAAGTACGTAGAGATGACCTTCCCGGTAACTTTGATCTACGTCTTACTATTAGTACTGCAGAAGCAGACAACGAAAAAGCACAAGAGTTGGCATTCATGCTTCAGACTATGGGTAACAATATGGACCCATCTATGTCTAAGATGATCCTTGCTGATATTGCTCGTCTACGTAAGATGCCTGAGCTGTCTAAACGTATTGAAGAATACGAACCACAGCCAGATCCATACGTTGAACAGCGTAAACAGCTTGAGCTTCAGTTGCTGCAAGCACAGATTGAAAACGAAACTGCTAAAGCTCGTGAGAACACAATTGATATTGAACTCAAATCAGCTAAAACTAAAACTGAACTTGCTAAATCTCGTAATTTGGATAGCAAGTCAGATCAGCAAGATTTGGATTACGTTCATAAACAAAGTGGACAAGATGTTGAGCGAGAAATCGCTAAAAAGGATTTCGATAGAAGAATGCAGTTGGATTTAAAAGCTGCAGATCGTCTACTCGAAAATGGTGGGTTTTCCGCCCAAGGTCCTGAGCAAATGGAAAATTAATGCATAAAGTTTGCACTTACTGTTCTTTAACGAAAGCTCTAACAGAGTTTCCAAATAAGTTGGGAGTTAAAGATGCTATTTGCAAGCCATGTATGGCTTTGAAGAAAAAAGAGTACAGAAAATCTAAACAAGGTTTGGTGGCTAGAATTTATAGCCATCAAAAATCTTGTTCAGTTAGAAGAGGACATATAGCTCCTGAGTATTCTTTAGAAGAATTTAGAGAATGGGTTTATTCTCAGCCTCTATTTTATACCTTATATGACGACTGGGTTAATAGCGGGTATGTTACTAAGCTGTCACCATCTGTAGATCGTGAATACAATGATGTACATTATTGTTTTGACAACATCAGATTGATGACTTTTCAACAAAATATGCAAGAACCTAGAAAAAAGTTTAAGCATATTTAACCAATGCCTACAGGTAATGCTGGGGGACATAAAGGTGAATAAACATGGTAGACCAACAAATCGAGCAAATTGAATTAAGCATTGAAGCTGCTAAAGCGAACGTAGAAAAGATGGAAGCACTGCTTCGTCTTATCGATAATAAAGACTTTAAAGATATTATTGATGATGGGTACTTCCGTGATGAAGCTGCACGAGTAGTAATTCTTAAAGCTGATCCTGAGATGCAAGAAGCCAAGTACCAAGACCAGCTAGACAAGTCGATTGTTGCTATTGGTCAACTACGTCAGTACTTCCGTTCTATTATGCAGATGGGTCGTATGGCAGAACGTTCTATCCGTGACGATGAAGAAACTCGTCAAGAACTACTGGCAGAGGCGGTATAACACATGGCAGCAGCAGAAGAGATTAATCCTCTTGAGCTGTCTGATGATGAAATCGATGCTGCGATCATGCGAGAGCTAAATCGCAGTACTGATGATTCTGCAGAAGCTGAAGAAGAACCCGTAGTTGAAGAATCTGAGCAGGAAGTTGAAAATGGCTTGCAAGAAGAAGAAAGCAACGAAGTCGAAGAAGAAGATGTACAACAAGTAGAAGAAGAATCTGAGGAAGAGTCGAGCGATAGCGTAGACTCTGACGAAGAAGAAACTGTACAAGAAGATACTACTGATACTGAAATTAGTGCTGATACTACTGATAATGTTGATGAATCTTCTGAGATCGACTATAAAACAGAGTATGATGAATTGTTTAAACCGTTTAAAGCAAACGGTAGAGACATGCAAATCGAAAGCATTGAGGAAGCTAGAACCCTCATGCAGATGGGAGCTAACTACAATAAAAAGATGGCTGCATTAAAGCCCAATCTTAAATTGATGAAGCTCCTAGAAAATAATGATTTGTTGGATCAGAATAAACTCAGTTTCTTGATCGATCTAAATAAGAAAGATCCAGAAGCAATTAAAAAGTTTATAGCGGATAGTGGTATTGATCCGCTTGATATTGATACAAACCAAAAGGCGAATTATCAACCGAAAGCTTACAATGTCTCTGATGCTGAGATCGAGCTAGATAGCGTACTTGCTGATATCAAGGACACAGCTACCTTTTCTCGAACTATGGACATCATAGGTAATAAGTGGGACGAAGCTTCACAAGAAGCTGTTGTTAAAGAGCCAGAGTTAATCCGAGTGATTAACGAGCAGGTAGATTCCGGTCTTTATGATCGGATTATGTCTGCAGTAGAAAGGGAACGAGTATTAGGTAAACTAAATGGTTTATCCGATATCCAAGCTTATTATCAAGTAGGGCAGCAGATCACTGCTAAAGAAGCTCAGGCAAAACAGCCTAGCCAATCAATTAGTAAATCACAGCCAAATATAGTTAATAAAGCGACTAATACCGTAGATCCCAAACTAGCTAGCCGTAAAAAAGCTGCTAGTTCTACAAAAAGTGCTCCTAGAGCAAAACAAGAAGACTTCAATCCACTCTCTATGAGTGATGAAGAGTTTTCTAAATTAGTAGCTGCAAAATTTATTTAACTTATTTGAAAGGTGATTAACTATGGCTATGTCATATAACGACCCGTTGAACGCATCTCCATCTGATGTTGGTTCACAGATCCGCACGGATTACTTCTACAAGAAAGCACTGACTGAGATTGCTAAAGAGCAGTACTTTGGTCAGATGGCTGACGTAACTTCCATGCCTAAAAACATGGGTAAAACTATCAAGCGTTACCACTACCTGCCAATCCTTGATGACCGTAACATCAACGATCAGGGTATCGATGCTGCAGGTAACGTAGGTCTTACTACTGATGCTGCTTCTGAAGTAACTATTACTGTTACTAACCCAGATGGCGAAGTAATGTACGCTGTAGGTACAGCTGATTGGGATACTGACCAGTCTACTACCAATGCTGCTGCTCTTGCTGCTGCACAGGCTGAAGTACTGACTATCCTTGAAGAAGCTGGTATTGCCTTCAATACTAACTACGCTACTACTACTTCTGGTGCTACTGGTTGGACTTTCACAACTGGTTCTTACGTATCAGCTGTAGGTAACCTTTACGGTTCTTCTAAAGACATCGGTTACATTCAGGGCAAAATCCCTGCATTGTCTGAAGCTGGTGGTCGTGTAAACCGTGTTGGTATGAAGCGTATCGAGCTTGAAGGTACTATTGAGAAGTTTGGCTTCTTTGATGAGTACACTCAGGAATCTCTGGACTTTGATTCTGACGCAGAACTGATGATGCACATTGTAGATGAGTCTCTGAAAGCTGCTAACGAAATCGTAGAAGACCAGCTGCAGATCGACCTGATCAACGGTGCTGGTGTAATCCGTTACACTGGTGACGCTACTTCTGCTGCTACTCTGTCTGGTGATGCTACTGCTGATGCTGTTGCTTACGATGACCTTGTTAAACTCTCTATCGAGCTGGATAACAACCGTACTCCTAAGCAGACCAAGATCATCACTGGTTCTCGCATGGTAGACACTAAAGTAGTTAACGCTGCTCGTTACATGTACGTTGGTTCGGAACTCGTTCCTTCAATCATGCGTATGACTGACTACCACTCAAACAAAGCATTCATCCCAGTAGCTCAATACGCTGACGCTGGTAACGTTGCTCGTGGTGAGATCGGTGCTATCGACAACTTCCGCATCATCGTAGTTCCAGAGATGCTTCACTGGGCTGCTGCAGGTGCTACTGTCGGTACTAACACTGGCTACCGTGCTACTACTACTGACGCTGCAACTGGTGCTATGTCTTATGACGTATTCCCAATGCTGGTTGTTGGTGATCAGTCGTTCACTACTATCGGTTTCCAGACTGACGGTAAGACTGTTAAGTTCAAGATCAACCACGTTAAGCCATCTGAAACTGTACGCCCAGAAGATCCATACGGTGAAACTGGTTTCTACAGCATCAAGTGGTACTACGGTACTATGATCCTGCGTCCAGAGCGTCTTGCTCTGATCAAGACTATCGCTGAATGGTAATAGTCTAGACCAGACACTGCCTCCTTCGGGAGGCAGTTTTTCATATCTATAAGAGGCATCCACCCTCTTCATAAAAAGGTTACTCAAATGAACGAAGAAAACATGAACAACGAAGTAGAACTAGACGAAGAACAAGCACAAGCAGAACTTGAATCATTAAAGTCTCGTGCAGATCTTCTAGGTATTAAATACCATCCAAAATCGGGTGCAGATAAGCTAAGAGCTAAGATCAACATGCACATGGAAAACCTCGAAGAAGCAAATGCTGAAGCCGAGGAAAAAGCAGAAGCTGTTAAGCCTACTAAAAATACTAAACGTACTAAGTCAGGTAAACCAGCAAGTCAGCGTATGACTCCTGCTCAGTTTAAAAAACATGAATTTGAAGTCCGTAAGAAAGAAGCAGCTAAGCTTGTACGTATTCGTGTAACTTGCATGAATCCAAACAAGAAAGGCTGGGAAGGTGAAATCATTTCTTGTGGATCAGCAAAGTTAGGCACATTCAAAAAGTATGTACCTTTCAATGCTGAAAACGGTTGGCATGTTCCTAACATCATTTTTCAAGAGATGAAGGAACGCAAGTACACTACATTCGTTACGGTTAAAGGACCTCGTGGAGAGTCTATGCGTAGGGGTAAACTGGTTTCAGAATTCAACATTGAAGTTCTGCCGCCACTTACTCAAAATGAACGTACTGAACTTATGCGTCAACAAGCTCTAGCTGCTGGTAACTCAGTAGACTTTTAATAGCTCATAAAGGCATAGCATCATGGCAGAGATACTCATTACAGAACTCACAGAAGGAACCGTTGAAGGTAGCGGATACTTTGATGAGTTAATGAAAGCGGTAACAGCACACCTAGAACTTCAACATAAACTTGGACGTATCAAAGGTGCTGATTATTCAACTGTCTACCTTGGTGCTATGCAATGGGCTATGCAGCAAGCAGTAGCTTTTGCTTTGGGTCGTCAACAAGCTGACAAACAAGCAGAGCTACTTGCTGCTCAAGAGCTAAAAACAGACGCTGAAAAACTTAAAGTAGATGCTGAAAAAGGTCTTGTAGACCAACAGACTTTAACTGAAATAGAGCGCACTGCACTTACTACAGCTCAAGAGCTGAAGACTGACGCAGAAACAGCTCTTCTTACTCAAAAAGAACTAACAGAAGACGAACAAACTATCTTGGTTCAGAAACAACAAGCTCTGTACGTTAAACAAACTGATGGCTTTGACCGAGATGCAGAACAGAAGTCTCTTAAACTATGGACAGATCTCTGGTCTATTGCTCGTTCTACTGACCCTGATGCTACTGCAGTAGCTCTACCTACTACTATTTCTACTAACCTTGGTACTCTTTTAGAAGAAGCAATTTCTAACGCTGGTCTTACAGATCCTACACCATAATCTGGAGCCAGAATGGGTAACGTAGTTGAGGGAATAGTTGATGGCATCGTAAACATTGCCGAAGGTATTTGGAATGGTATTACAGGTCTTGCTGAAGAATTATGGAGCGTAGTTTGGGATGAAATCTTAAACCCAATTCTAGAACCTATTGTAGGTTTGTTTGGACTAACTGATGAAACAGTAGTTCAAGTACAAGTAACTACTCAACGTTACTTTCCTGACGAACCTAAATTCGTACCTACTCTAATCCGTAACATCCTTACATCAATAAATGAACGTACTGATATGATGGATGAAGTCCGTATTGGTCTTCTAAACAACGGAGTAGTCTCAGGACGTAAATACTACAACTACGGCAAACTAGGTGAATCTCGTACTGCAGGATCAGATGTAAGCGATGGTTATGTATTTGGTGTACCTACTATTGTCAAAACTTACGGTACATCTAATACAGATGAACTGACTACAGTTCTTTTGTCATTTCATACTGATTCTACGTCACTAGTCTACAACTTGTACCGTTACGGTAAGATTGATGACAGCCCTAATGCAGATCCTTGGAAGTACTGGACTTACTTTTACTTTGAAGAAAACGATGCTACGTGGGATCAATCTGCTAAAACCATTGAAGCACATGAAACGCTGACATATCAGTACACTCAATACAATGAAACAACTGAAGTATGGGAAGCCATATTTACAGACAGTGTTCCTGATAACTACGCATACACTATCCCTGACCCAACTGATTATAACAATCAGAACATAGTAGCTATATACACTATTACAGGTGGAACAGATGACGGTAAACAATT